TTACTATATTATTTACTATATTATTTACTATATTATTTACTATATTATTTACTATATTATTTACTATATTATTTACTATATTATTTACTATATTATTTATATTAATTGTTTTAAATTAAACTTATTTATAAAAATTTCTACAATAAATATAAGGTAATGACTGATAAAGTTAAATTACAATTAGGTGATATTATTGAAATAATTTCCCCAAACGATAAAGAGTTTAACAAAAACACTTATCATATTGAATATATAGATGAAAATAAAATACGTTTAGAAGAAGAAAATAGTAGAGAACATATATTAACATTAACTAACGGCACAATTGATAATGAAGATATAACACAGATTATTATAAAGAGTAGAGCAGAAGAGAATGGATATGCACGACAAAATAATTTAATTATTGGTGTATGGATTGATATTTTTTTTAACGGAGATATTCCTTTATCAATAACCGGTAAGATTACTAATTTAGAAGAAGATAAAATTGAAATTACAACTTATCCTGAGAATGAAAAATTATTTATTGATTTTGAATATAAAGGTTTACCAGATGATTTACCTATTGATAAAATTAAGATAAGAAGAGCACCCGAAAATGATATTATAGATGAAGAAGGTATTATAGAAAAATCAGAATTATTAGATAGTGACGATAATTTGAGTACAATACAAGATGATAATGATTTTAATGATTCATATTTATTAGATCATGAAAATGATGATACTGGTGAAACAAGTGAAACTGGCGAAATTAAGAATAAAGAAAATATAAAAACATTTATATTTAATCCAGAACAAATACATTTTGGTGATGATTTAGAAGAAATGTCACAATTGGTTGATGTAAACGAAGAAGAACAACGCTATGATATTCAAAAACAATTAGATGATTTATTAGATGATATGTTATCTGGTGTTACTACATCAGATCGAAATAACAATGTTAAAAACAATATTCATAAAATGATAAATAGATTTAAAGAGTTACGAGAGATGTATTCCAAATTTGATAAAAATGGATTTGTTTCAATGGCAATAAAACATAACGAAACTCATAAACCTCTCATTGATTCTATAAATAATTTAAATCAACATTTGTACTGGATATTACCAGTATCAAGAAATATAAAAAAAATATATGATAAAAGCAATAAAAGCAATGATGATAGTGACGACGAGGACGAGGACGAAGATGATAACGATGAAGATAGTATATTATTAAAATTAGTGAATGAAATTGAAAAAGAAAATATAGTTATTAAAAACTATAAGCAAAATGATAGATTAATTGAAGTTAATAAATATAATCGGTTACAAAAAGAAATTGATGAATTTTATACACCATTCAATAATTTACCTATAGATGATACAAATGATATATTATCATCAAATAGAGTAAATACAAATATAATATCTGTTCTTGATAATTTACCTTCATTTAATTCATCACAATTACATGGTAAAAAACGATTTGCTATTCAGACATATAATGTAGGAAATACTGGACTCGAAATGACAAAAATAAGAGGACAACCTCCAATAATAAATAGAATAAGTTTGACAAAAAATGATTTGATAAATATTAAATCAATACTTTTATTACCTGAACCAACTATTCGATTTTCTAGAATTAACTTAAAAACATGCAACATAATGGATAGATCTAATTTAAATTTAAAATATTTAAATTATTGGGAATTATTAAACAATAAAACAAATATACATAATAGAACTATTAATGATGTTAATAAACCATATATTCATTCAAATGATGCACTTATGGAAAAAATACAAAATTATAGTATAAATAAAGATTTGGATATTGAGGATAAAAATAATACAACAAATAATGAAAATAGTACCTATAATAAATTTCTTAATTCAATTATACCAACTACAAAAACATTTTTTGATGTAATAAAACCGCAATTAAAAGGAACATTATCTATTAATACTGTATTGGATAAACTTGAACCATTTATGGTATATCATTCGGATTTAACAATTACGCATTATAATGTAATAAAAAAATACATTAATGATAGAATTATAGACTACAAAAAAAGATATAAATTAAAATCACAGGAATACGGAAATATTAAAAGTTCACAAAATGCGGGTTTACCTTCTTTAATAAAAATTTTTGATGAAAATCCTAAATTAAAAACTAAGATTTTGGATACATATGGATTTAATAATGATACTATAACAAAAATTACTAATTCTGATGTTATTCGTCATATTTTAAATATAGATAATGGTGTTTTCTATAATAATGCGATTAGTTTATTATCAACGAATTTAATGATTTCTGACGGATCAAAGGATATTACCGATGTTGATATGTTTTTAAATAATAAAGAAAGTTTAGCAAATAAACCAAATACAAAAAATAGTAAAAAAAAATATATTACAGACGCTTCTGAATGCACAAAGTTTAAAGTTATTGCAAAACGGTATATTGAGGTTGATGAGTTAATGGATGATAACGATAAAGAAATATATTTTGATAAAAAATACGATCCAACTCCATATGAATTAAAAACACGTTTTAAAATAGATAATACTATGGATATTGGTGAGCAAATTGCATTTTATAGAGAAAAAATATTAAAAAGTAAAGAAATGAAAGAAATGAATGAAATAAATGCAACGCGAGAAGCAGAGTCAATCGTAAATAATAAACGAATAATTATGGATGGCGAATATTGTATACTAGAATTAACTGATAATGATTCTGTATCTATTCAATATTATATACGTAATAATCAACAATGGGTTTTAGATGATTCGATTGATACCAATATAATTACAGATAATACTAAATTGTTTTGTAATTTGAATGAAAAATGTATTTCTGTTAAAAATAATTGTACTGACGTAAACTCTGGAATAAATGAAATAAAAAAACACAATCTTACATTATTATTGGCAGAGTTTGAATCAAATTTAAATGTAAATAAGGAATCAATAATTACAAGAATTGAGAGTGACTTAATAAAATCTGATTCAAGAGTTGAATCGTTAATAAAAATATATAAATCAGCATTATATAAATATGATGCAACTAGAATTGCAATTGGAAATACAGCAGATGATACAATGAGCGAAATTGTTATATCTCCGTATCAAGGATTAATAAATACAATAATGGGCGAAAATGATATATCAAAACGTTATAATGATATTTTAATATTTGTAAATAATTTTACACGTATCGGAAATTCTGAAAATGGAGAAAGTAATTATTGGTTTTATTGTATTAAAACAAATGTAAAAATACTTCCATCATTTATACATAAATTGGCAACAGCATTTATCAATGGCAATAATTATTTATCAACATTAAATCTTATATGTAGTCAACAAGGAACTATTAGCGATGATGGTGGTAGAGAAGTTGATAAATACAGTGGTTATACTATTAAAATGGTTGAACTAAATGAGTCTGATGATTATACCAAAAATATGTCACATGGTATTATTGATAAGGATGCAATAGATATGGCAAATGAAAATATTAAAAACGACATGTTAAAAAAAACACAAGGAAAACATGAAATGGCACGTAAACAATCAACTCCAGATGCAACAAAAATTTACAATATAATAGATAGTATGAATACAAATATGGGAATAAATTTAAATGACCAAAAAGAATATATCGTACGTAGTGTATTAAATCAATTATCAAATCCACTAATAATGCCAAGTAAAGAACAATATGCGAAAATATTAGAAAAAACAATTGCAAAAGGTAAAAAAATTGATACATATGAAGTTGCATTTAATTCAAGTTTATTATTTTTAACATTATCATATTATTTAATATCAATACAAGTAAGCATACCACCTATTAAAACAAAAACTACATTTCCAGGTTGTAAAAAATCATTTAGTGGATTTCCGATAGATGATGATTCAACTAATAATAATGGATTAAAATATATTGCATGTATTGCATATAAATTAAAAAATAATTCCAGTTTACCATGGAGCACTATTTCTAATAAATCTTCATCGTATATATTAAAACAATTGGAATTTATAATAACCAAATATATTTTACCACACGAAGAAATTAAAAATTATATTAAAGAAGTTAAAAAATACAATATAACTAACCCAGATACATATATACCAGAAGAACATGATATTTCAAAATGGAATAATTTTTTACCACCATTGAAAAAAATATCAATGAAGTCAATACAAGATATAGGTACGGTATTTAAATCTAAATTAGCAGAAAGTTTGCGAAAAGGATCTAATACTCAATTAGATTATATTTCAGAGATTAGATCAAAAATGAGAATTTATTCATTTAATATTATAGAATTGATTGAAAAAATAATACATATTGATCACGTTTTATTAAAATCAAAAAGTGGTGAACCTTTTTTAGAAAATTCTTGTTGTTATGAAGGAAATAATAATACATTGAAATATTTTATTGATAAAAATCCAGAAATTGCTGTAATTAATAATAAGGTTGTTAACTTAAGTGATATGTATGATGCTACAACTATTATAGGTAGAGCATCATTTTTATACAATCCAACTAATACCAAACGTAAATTAAGAGTAATTGATGATGGGTTTTCAGAAAAAACTATTTATAGAGCATTTATTAATTATTGTAATTTTAATAATAATCGTGAAATTAATGAAGACCTAAAAGCATTATGTAGTACAAAACCAGATAATTTTAATGTAAATGATACATTAGATGAAAGTATTCGAAAATTAAAAAGCAATGCTCGAAATTATAGTGAAAAATCTCTACATCAATTATTAAATGTTGTTAACAATTCTAATAAAACTATTATTGAAGTTAAAACCCCCGTATTAACAAATATTGATAAATTATCTAATATTATGTATGATATTGATAAAGAAAATGAACGTCCAATGGTTTTTCGATCTGCGTTTATTAAAGTTATAGAACAATTTGAATTAAATGAATTGATGAATGATACACCTGAAATGAGAACGTTAAAAAATATGTTAGCAAAAATGAATAAAAATATGCAAGATGAAATAATATTATTTGTTAAAAATAATAGTTCAGGCATGAAAAAAAATATATTCAGAACATTTAAAGAATCAATCGAAACCATCACTGATTTCAAAGAAACCGGAAATAATGTATTATTGAATAAGAGTGACGAAACTAATTTTAAAATGATTAATTTTATGAAAAACACAATGCGTTCTATAACAAAGGAATATCCTAATATTATTCAATCTAATGTTAATTATTTCGAAGAAGTAATTTATGAAGATGATTCAGATGAAGAAGAAGACGCAATAATAGAAACAATAACAATACCCAAACATTGGGGGTTTTCAAAAAAACATGAAAATGATATTAAAAATGTAATGAAAACACATTATACTGATATTAAACGTTTTTACGGTGATGAACAAATAAATTTATTAATGAAAAAAATGTCAATTATATCAACCGATATTAAAAAATTATCAGAAAATACATTATTTTATGCTCCAATTGAATTTAACAATAAAGGTAATGATGATAAACCCTTTAAATATTCTGTTTTTGATATTGGATTAACTTCCTTATTATTTAATTTTTATTTTTTAACAGCATTAACAGACTTAATAAATTTCCAACATGATCAGGAAATTATAAATTTACATATTAAGAAAACTAATACAGAAGAAGATATATTGTCAGAACAATTAGATGATACTATATTACAAGGTAATAAATTAGAATTATCTGAAAAAATATCAAATATCATATTTGTTTTTGTAAAAATGGTGTCTACTAATAAAAAAGCAATTAATTATAATTATAAATTATTAAGTGATTTATTAATTAGATCGAAAGAAAAAGAGAAAGATAATATGACTAAATATTTTGAAAATAAAACTCAAGAAGAACGTGATATTGAAACATTATTTATGAATAATCGATTAGAACAATGGGGCGTAGGGCAACAAAAGGGGTTACATACATACATGAAAGATACATATGATAAAGAACGAGATGAAATTGATAGAATTGCATCACACGAAGTAGAATTAAATAAACGTAATATAGTAACTGATATGAATCGTGATATTTTTATGTTAGATATGATAGCAGAAGAAAACATGAATGACCAAATTGATAATGAAGAAAATTTAATTACATATATGGGCGAAAATGACGATCCTGCTGAGTTCGGACTTGACGGAGATGAAGAATATTAATTAACTTAATCATTGTACAAATATATAATAATATTTTTTATAATAAATTATATTATTTATAATAATATTTAAAATGTTAATATTATTATATTTTTAAATTATATATTTATACAATGATTAATCAATCATGGATTCGAAATAACAAAGTATTATTTTCAATAATTATATATATAATATTATTTACAATTATAAATTTGTTAAAACCAGCATTTATGTATAATATAGATGGATCTATAAAAGATTTTGGTGTTGGATTTCGTAAAAAAACAATTATACCTATCTGGTTAATTTCTATTTTTTTTGCAATAATTTCATATTTTTGTGTATTGTATTATACAAGTAATATTAATATAAGTCATTATTAAATATATTACTAAGCAATATAATTTGGTTCTTTTTCATCCATCGCCGCTTTATCCATTTCTTTCTTATCAGTTTCTTGTTTGTATCTTTCATATCTGTTTTCCATTTCTTTAGGTGATTTACGGCAACCATTATTTATTATATAATTATAACTAACCGATGTTACCAAAAACCCTGTTAAAATATTCCAAACATATTCTGATATACAATATTTCATATGAACAAATCCATATAACTTACTTTTTAATTTATTTTCTTTATTTGGATCATCCATTGTATTTTCGGGTATATTCAATATTTTCCCAGTCTTAAGTTTATCCCATGCATTATCAAAACGTGTTCGTACTCTTTTTTCATTATTGTTTTCATCAATTTCGGTCGTAACTGATTCTGGCATGAATTGATTTATTAATATTGAACTATCATTACTAACATTTAATAATGCTTGACTTGTTTTATCATTATCAATTGGTGCTAATATTTTATCCATTAATTCAGGCAATCCCATTAATTTTGCAACTAAATATCCAAATGTATTAGAAAATGGAGTCATCCAACCAGGAAATATATATAAAAATGAATGTAATACAACAAATATCAAAATCCATGGAATTATAGTTACATATAAAACAGAATTCCATTGCCTAGTACCACATAGTGTTTGCGATAAATTTAAATTTATAAAATATTGACCTATTATTACAAATAGTATATATCCAGTTTTCATCATTAATCCAGTAGTTGAATCAATTTGAATAAATATACTAAATATACAATATATTGATGTTACTATGAAAAAAAATGTTATCGCTGCTAATGGGTTTGGTACAGGAGTATTATCTTTATCGTTAACTAATTGATTAGACATTTATATATTATAGAATATAAATATAATATTTTATATTAATCTATTAATTATTTATATTTATAAATATATTATAAATGGATAATTCTCCTATATATTCACCAAAATTAATTGAACCTGGGGTTAAATATTTTTTAACTAAAACATTGAAAGATTGTCAAACTTTTAAAAATAGACACGAGACAATACTTTTTAATTTTTATATGTTTGTTTTATTTTTTCTTGTCTTTGGTGGATTTTTATATTATCACTACAAAGGAAAATTAACACCGTATGATTTAGAATTGAAAAATAGAAAAAAACAAGAATATATTATATCAAAATTACAACAAATTGCATATTTACGTAAAAATCAGGGAATTATAACATCTTTACCACAATGGTAATTCATAATAAATTAGTTAATGAATAATTAGTTAATGAATAATTAGTTAATGAATAATAAAATATTTTATTATTAATTGTTAATAATAAAAATTAATAATAATGTAATATAAATATGGATCAATTACAATATTACAAACTTAAGGAAAAATATCAACAACATATATTGATTAAGAAAGATAAAATAAAAAAGGATAAATCATTATCAATAACACAAAAGCAATTAAAATGTAAAAAAATTATTAAAAAATGCGTTAATTGTGGTAAAAAAGGTGGAACTATTTTTGAAGAAAAATACGGCATGTTAAAAGCGTCATGTGGAAGTAAAGAACCATGCGATCTTAATATCAATATTAAACGAATATTATATGATGATGTTCGTGATTTATTAAAACATTATGATAAACAAAGTGAAAACTTAAAAATGAGAATTATAATAACTAAATTAGATTATTTATTTGGTATAAATAATTCAAAACAAGATATTATAGATAGATTTGATACATTAAAAAACGAATTAGCAAATATTGCTGAAAAAATTATTATTTTAAATACAAATTATGGTGATATTATTAATAATATAAAACCAGATCCATTATTAAACGATGATATTCTTAATTTAGAAAATGAAATTAATAAAATTAAAAAATTGCACAAAGAATCGTTACATGAAGACGTTAATGAATCTGCTTATATTATGGAAATTATTGAAAAATATATAACTGTAATTGAACCTTTAAGCGAAAAAATACGTAATATAAAATATGATTATTGTAAGATTGAGTATAATGATGATGATACATTTACATTAGCAACATATCCATATTATAAAAATAAACTTGAACGTGAAATATCATAATTTAATAATCAATTATAGTAATAAAAAAATATTAAAGAAAAACAATAATTATTATATATTATGGATAGACCACAACAATTAAAGAATATACAAAATACAGCATTTGATCTATTTGTTAAAAAAAATACAGATTATGGTGACGCTTTTGCAAAATATGGAACTATCGGAGTTTTAATGCGTATAGAAGATAAAATACAACGTTATTTATCTATTTCAAAAAATAATATTGCATTAGTTAATGATGAAGGAATTAAAGATACTTTGATTGATTTACACAATTATGCTGCAATGGCAATAATGTTAATTGATGAAAATTAATTATATTTAAATAATGTATATGGTTTTTTTTAAATATATTTCTTTTCGTGTTTTTTTAGTTAGTTTATCGATTGGGTTATTATTTGCATATTTATCTACTCCAACTCCCAGTATAATATATGTATACCCAACACCGGATAATTCAGATACAATTGAGTATATAGATAAAGCAGACAATTGCTTTAAATTTAATGCAACCGAAATTACATGTCCAAATGATAAATCAACTATACAAAATATACCAATCCAAAACTAAATATAATTTATAATTTATAATAATTTATAATAATTTATAATACTATTATTATATATTAATAACCTTTATGAAAAAATCAGAAGGTGTTATGAAAAAATTACTTTATACAAATAACGGTAAATATGCAATTTCATTTATATTAGGTATTGGTCTTGCTAGTTTATTTAGAAAAGTATGCAATGATCGTAATTGTTTAATATTTAAAGGACCTCCCTTAGAGGATGTAAAAAAAAATGTGTATAATTATAATGATAAATGTTATACTTTCAAAGAAAAAATGGTTAAGTGTAATAATGATAATAACGATAAAATATCATTCTAAGATATAATTGCGTATTTTATATTAAATAATTAATGAAGTTAATATAATAATGAGTGGAACAACTAGTATTGATAATTTACCTATCTCTCCACAAACTGATAATATCCGTATGGATACAACGGAAAAAAATATACAAATTGAAAATAATGCCAGTAAGTTACAAGAATCACGAGACAATGATCCAAGTGTTATGCAAAAAAACATGAATCAATTTGTTACGGGCATTCAACAAGCAAGTGCTGCGGGATTAACTACACTGCCATCACGCGATATTCCTACAAACCAAGATCATATTTTACAAGATGTTAATACCAAACCTAATTTTATTCCAACTAACACCAACAATAATAATAACTATGATTATATTGAAGATCATATGTCAACTCAAGATATAATTAATTCTCATAATAAAAATGAAAAAAATAATAACCGTTTTGATTCTATTTTCGATGAATTTCAAACGCCAGTATTACTTGGTATATTATATTTTCTTTTTCAATTACCTGTTATTCAAAAACAAATTTGTAGAGTATTACCTTCTTTATATAATACTGACGGAAACCCAAGTCTATCTGGGTATGTTTTTACAAGTTCGCTTTTTGCTTCCGTTTATTATTTTTTAGTTAAAAGTATGTATATTATTGATAACTAATTAATAATATTATTAATAATATTATTCAATATATTATATTAAAATAATATTATTTATATTCATATGAATAATACTATAGATAATGTTGAAATTTCAGATATATCATCAAACTCATGCTCTATATCTAAAAATGATTACATCCATATTAATTTATTAAAAAAATATATTGATGCACTAACTGTTAATATCAATGATAAACATTTACATAAACATGTAAATTTAATATTTGATAGTGGAGCAGTTAATGGATTAATGGGTATCGGCGCTGCTATGTATATAAATACATTGAAACATAAAGGTTATATACATGTTAATAAAATTTCAGGATGTAGTATTGGTTCTATAATAGCAATATGGTTTATATTTGATTGTCCTGAAAAAATGTATTATTATGTTAGTTTATTGTTTTCATATTATAAAAAACATAATAACTTTTATATTTATCATAAAATTATAAATAACGTTATTTATGAACTTTTTAGTTCTGATGATATGTCTATTATTAATAATAAATTATATATTAATTATTATGATACTATTAAACATATAAATAAGGTAGTTACTATATTCAAAAATAGAGAACATTTAATACAATGTATTATTCGCTCATCTCATGTTCCGTTTTTTACATGCAATCAATATAAAATACAAGATAGATATATTGATGGAATAACTCCTTATATTTTTAATAATAATGATAATAATGATAATAGTGAGATTGAATATAAAAATATAATTGTTAAACTTATTAATTTGCATAATCCCATTAAATCAATAAATATTAAATATGAATCAAATATTTATACTCGTATTATTCGTGGTATAGTAGAAACAAATGATTTTTTTATTAACGACGTTAACTCAATATGCAATATATACAATTCAAACCGATTATGTTATTATGTTAATTATAGAATTATAATAAACTTATTTATACGTAAATATTTTATATTATTTTTTATTTTTATTTTTGATTTATTTATTAGTTTTCATAATAATTTACCAACTTGTATTAAAACATCTTATATATACAATAATATCATATTTTTTATTAAAAAAAATATCAATTGGTTTATTTCGCATTTAAACATTTAAAATGCCGACTTTATAATATTTCATAGTTACCTTAAATTAATTTATGAGTAAAAGTATTAAATTTTTTAATTGTAAAATTATCAGTTGGACAGTTTGTTATACAAGATTGTACTGGCACTCTTAAACAAAAATCATTCGGGTAACCTTGTTTTAAACAACTTGTTAATGATTCATAATTTTCTTTTACATTTAATTTAAATATATAGTTTACCATTACATATAATAATACAATTATTAATAAAAGCATTATACCATATAAATTTTTTGTTAAATATTTGAATATATCGTTTTTCATTATATTATATATAATTATAATATAATATTAATAAGGTTTAATTATCCTAATCTAATGAATAAATTATTCATATCAGTTACATTTGAAACATCCCAATCACTTATTGGACCATATATTAATTCTGTATTATATGATGCATCAATCCAAAGATTAACAATTTCTTGTAAATTCAAATTATTAAATGATAAGTCATTAAAATACCGAAAAGCAATGAATGAATTATTATAAAACACATCTTTATTTGAATTAATAAAACTGGTTGCACCATTAAACATATTTGGTATTGTGTTAATATCAACATTGGATATATGCCAATTACTAATGTCTTGATTAAAATTGGTTGCTCCCTGAAACATACTGGTCATATCAGTTACACCTGATACATCCCATCCAGTAATGTCTTGATTAAAACTGGTTGCATCCTGAAACATATTGGTCATATTTCTTACATTCGATACATTCCATCCACTAATGTCTTGATTAAAACTGGTTGCATTACGAAACATATTGGTCATATTTGTTACATTCGATACATTCCATCCACTAATGTCTTGATTAAAACTGGTTGCACCCTGAAACATACTGGTCATATTTCTTACATTCGATACATTCCAATCGCCGATAGGTTGATCAAAAATGATCGCACCCTGAAACATACTGGTCATATCGGTTACATTCGATACATTCCATTTATTTAATTGTCCGTATACTTGCTCGGTATTACTCGAATTATCAATCCAACTAGCAGAAATAGATTGAATATTAACATTATTAAATGATAAATCAGTAAAATAACGAAATGGAATAAAATTACCATTATAAAAGACGGATGGATTATTATTAATAAATGTGGTTGCCCCATTAAACATATTCGCAATATCAGTAAAATTGGTTACCTTAGAAAGATTCCATCCACTAATGTCTTGATTAAAACTACTTGCACCATTAAATATGCCGGATATATCTGTTACATTCGATACATTCCAATCGCCGATAGGTTGATTAAAATTTTCCGCACCATTAAACATGCTGGACATATTGGTTACATTCGATACATTCCATCCACTAAGGTCTTGGTCAAAACTGGTTGCATCCTGAAACATGCTGGACATATTTCTTACACGCGATACATTCCAATCGCCGATAGGTTGATCAAAATTGGTTGCATCCTGAAACATGCTGGACATATTTCTTACATTCGATACATTCCATCCACTAATGTCTTGGTAAAAATTGGTTGCGCCATTAAACATATTATTCATATCAGTTACACTCAATACATTCCAGTTTCCAATAGTTTGATTAAAATTTTCCGCACCATTAAACATACTGGACATATTTCTTACATTCGATACATTCCATCCACTAATGTCTTGGTCAAAACTGGTTGCATCATGAAACATACTGGACATATTTCTTACATTCGATACATTCCATCCACTAATGTCTTGGTCAAAACTGGTTGAATCCTGAAACATACTTGTCATATCAGTTACACTTGATACATTCCATCCACTCATAACTTGGTCAAAACTGGTTGCTCCTTGAAACATGCTGGACATATTTCTTACACGCGATACATTCCAATCGCCAATAGGTTGATCAAAATTGGTCGCACCATTAAACATATTGGATGTACTTGTTACATTTGATATATTCCATCCACTAAGGTCTTGATTAAATCTGGTTTCATCCTGAAACATACTAGACATATCGGTTACATTTGATACATTCCATGTAGTTATTGGTCCGTATACTTGTTCGGTATTACTCGAATTATCAATCCAACTAGCAGAAATAGATTGAATATTACCATTATTAAATGATAAATCAGTAAAATAACGAAATGGAATAAAATTACCATTATAAAACACGGATGGATTATTATTAATAAATGTGGTTGCCCCATTAAACATATTCACAATATCAGTAAAATTGGTTACATTAGAGAGATTCCATCCACTAATGTCTTGATTAAAACTGGTTGCACCATTAAATATGCCGGATATGTCAGTTACATTCGATACATTCCAATCGCTTATATCTTCATTAAATAATGGGTCATCCTTAAATAAATTTGTCATATTTGTTATGTTATTAATATACCAATTCGAAATGTTACCGTATAAAGCAATATTTTCATCGCTTAAATCATTAATAATTGAATTTATATTATGATTATATAAACCCAGTTTTGTAAAATAACTATATGGATCAAAAATATTATTTGTAAATGCATGTTGGTTTGCATTTTTAAACATAGTTGCACCATTAAACATACTCACCAATTCATTTGGGTTAATATTGCTTGATATAGTCCAACCACTAATATCTTGATTAAACTTACTTGCCCTATTAAACATATTGGACATATTAGTTACATTTGATACATTCCATTTACTAATATCTTGGTCAAAATTGGTTGCATCCTCAAACATACTGGACATATCAGTTACATTTGATACATTCCATCCACTAATGTCTTGGTCAAAACTGGATGCACCCTGAAACATATTGGACATATTTTTTACATTCGATACATTCCATTCACTAAGGTCTTGATCAAATATTATTGCACCATTAAACATTCTGGACATATTTTCTACGTTTGACACGATCCAATTTGTAATATCGCTATTAAACCTGATTGCATTACGAAACATGTTGGACATATTTATTACACTTGATACACTCCATCCACTAAGGTCTTGGTCAAAATTGATTGCCAATTCAAACATACTGGTCATATCAGTTACACTTGATACATTCCATCCACTAATATCTTGATTAAAAATGGTTGCTCCCTCAAACATACTGGTCATATCAGTTACATTCGATACATTCCATCCACTAATGTCTTGGTCAAAACTGGATGCACCCTCAAACATACTGGTCATATCAGTTACATTCGATACATTCCATCCACTAATGTCTTGGTCAAAACTGGTTGCATCATGAAACATATTGGTCATACGCGTTACATCTGATACATCCCAATCGCCGATAGGTTGATTAAACCTGGTTGCACCATGAAACATGCTGGACATGTCAACTACATTCGATACATCCCATTTTCCAATAGGTTTATCAAAACTTATTGCATTATTAAACATACTGGACATATCAGTTACACTTGATACAGTCCATCCACTAATATCTTGGTTAAATTTTTTTGCATTTTTAAACATATTAAACATGTCATCTACCTTCATTACATCCCATGCTCCAATCGGTTGATTAAATATAATTGCATTATTAAACATATCACTCATATTGGTTACATTCGATACAGTCCAACCACTAATATCTTGGTTAAAACTGATTGCACTATTAAACATCTTATTCATATTTGTAACAGTCAATACATTCCAACCACTGATATCTTTGTTAAAATTGTTTGCACCATTAAACATCTTACTCATATTTTCAACATTCGATACATTCCATTCACCAATAGATTGATTAAAATTGATTTCACCATTAAATATACCAGATAAATCTGTTACATTCGATACATTCCAACTATTCATATTACCATACGTATTTTCAATAGTGGTTGGATCTTCTATAAAACTATCAACAATTGTTTTTAAATTTCCATCATTAAATGATAAGTCATTAAAATATCGAAATGGAATAAAGTTACCATTATAAAACATAGATGGATTATTAGTAATAAACGTACTTGCCCCATTAAACATATTCGCAATATCAGTAAAATTGGTTA